ATGGCCAACGGTCTAGGCTTTGGCATTCCTAGATGGCATCGATCCGGGTATCGAATAAAAAATCAATGTGACAAATGTGGGTTTCGATCAGCCCACAAAGAAGTTTTTAGAGTATTTCACATAGACGGCAATCTAGATCACTGTCGTCACAGCAATTTAAAAACTGTATGTTCGAACTGTGCTCAAATACTAGGCAAAGAAGGAATCACTTGGCGACAGGGCGATCTTGTCGCTGACTACTAGACTGGCTGACTGTCTATAAAGATCATCAATAGAACCGTTGTTATCAATGACTATATCAAAGTCACTGCCTAACCAAGCCCACTCGCTGGCGTGTATCTTGCGCATTTTCATTGCGTTCAATCCCACGTTGTTGCCTTGATTTGCGCTAACTGCATCTGCATACCAGTCAGGCAGTGTGCCTCTTTGTACCCAAACAATACTGCCACCTGCCTGTTTTAGGGATTCAATTTCGTTGGGAAATCTGCAATCTGAAATAACAATATTATCTCGACTGTTGCGCAGTTTGTTTTCTAGGCTGGCAATCCATATGTCATCGTGAAATGCCTTACGACAAACTTCAGTACCCCAGTACTGCAACACCCATCTTGGAGTCAGTGTAGGCATATCAAGTCTAGCGGCCCACCACGGATCTACTTGTTCGCGCCATTCACGGGCTTCTTTGGTACGGCCTTCAAGCATGGTACGGTCCCAACCAAATACTGCTGCCACTGCATCTTTTAGTGTTGATGCAAAACTTTCTCTACGAAACTCGTGAAAATTCACTAGATAGTCTGCAACTGTGTCCTTGCCTGAACCAATAAAACCGCAAATTCCAATAATCATAATATTCTCCAACTGTATAAAGTATACAGGAGAATACCATCGTGGTCAACCTATAATAAAAGTATATCCTTGGCCGCCTGGTACTAATTTCATCAAATCATCTGTGAGTTTTTCAATTTCAGCAGTGGCTTCTGCTTTCATCGCCGCACCGTTTAGACTGCTTCCACCTTGTGGTCCTGCAATTTGAGCAAATTTTTCACGAGCCTGTCCCAGCATCATCTTGCAGTTGGCCAAACTATAGTCTTTGACCCATTGTCCTGCATAGGTATCGTCAATGATGGCAAAATCTGGTTTGGTATTATAGACCCATAACATCACTTCTTCATCGCCTCTAGGACGTTGTTGAATCATTATCTTGCGACTTTGTGGTTGCCAAGTAAAATTAATAAACGATCCAAACATCTTGCCTACTAATTCTTGATAACCACTGAATAATTCGTAGGTTAACAATCCACCCATATTTGTTGAACTCAACAAATAGGTGTTGGTATAGGCCATGTTGAATGGCTCAAATACTGTGCCGCCCGACCCGTTGCCGCTTCTTGATCCAACTGATCTGCGAAATATCTGTCGCACCTGTTGGATTTCTTTGGGCAAAATATATTCTTGCTGATTTTCTCTCAACGTTAAAAACGCATAACTTTCTTCAACAGCATTATCTGAACGCTGTCGAAATACGCCTAGTGCCCTGTTCAGTGCAGTTTCATAGTGTATGGGATCTAGTTCTACATCAATCATGCCGTCGCCCAGCATGGCTTTGCAATAACTAAAAACTTCTTGCTTGGATTGGTCTATTTGGCTCATATAGTTATTTATAAATATATGACTATGCCAAGACTGAGCCTTTACCGTCCTGAAAAGGGCAATGATTATAAATTTATAGATAAAAATATCTGGGAAATGTTCCAGGTTGGAGGTACTGATGTTTTTATACATCGATATCTAGGCCCCGGAGCCTCAGGCGACTCAGCGTCACCCAGTTTACCTGTATACAACACCAGCGATCCCACACAGATCCAAGACCTGCTGTTTTTAGAAAATAGAGATCGCAAGTATGATCCTGATATCTATGTCATGCGAGGGGTGTACAGTCTTCAAGATCTAGATTTTAATCTCAGTCAATTTGGATTATTTTTACAAAACGACACTGTTTTTATCACATTTCACATCAACGACACTATAGAAAAATTAGGCCGCAAGTTGATCAGTGGAGATGTTATAGAACTACCACATCTCAAAGACGATCATGCGCTCAATGATTTTCAATTTGCTCTTAAAAGATTCTACGTAATTGAAGAAGTAAACCGAGCTGCGGAAGGTTTTTCAGTTACTTGGTATCCACATCTATATCGTGCCAAATGTAAACCTCTAGTCGACAGTCAAGAATTCAAAGAAATACTAGACCAAGTTGCTAACAAAGATGCCATGGTTGGCACATATAACTCTGCTGTAACCTATTATCCAGGTGATGTTGTCACTGGGTTGGATGGAAAGCATTATACAGTGCTACAGGAAGTAACTGGAGTCGCACCTCCTAATGCTACCTATTATGAACTAGCCGACAGTCTAAGAAACATAATGAGCACCTACGAAAAAGAAATGCAGATCACTCAGGCAGTACTTGATCAGGCTGAAGCAGATGCTCCAAGAAGTGGCTCAGACACCACACAGTTTTATACTCTTACTGTGGATGCAAATCAATTACCTGTACTGGTCAGCGCAGATAACAGCCTATTAGATGCTAGTTTGGAAACTCAGGCCACTGACGAAGCAGGCAATCTCTTGTTCAATACCGATGGTACTCCTGTATATGTAGGATCCACTGCTGCCACCGCTCTATTATCATCGGAAGTATCTGGTTATAACGGATATCTTGTTGGTGATGGCGTTCCTCCAAATGGTGCTCCATTCACAGCCGGTATAGCCTTTCCATTAGCTCCTGCAGATGGTCAATTCTGTCTTAGAAAAGATTATTTTCCTTATAGATTGTTTAGATACAACGGATCAAGATGGGTCAAGGTTGAAGACCAGGTTAGAATGACCATGAATAATCTAGGACCAAGTGATGTAGGTGTAGGTGATCAATTTGAAGGCAAGGATGTTCGCCAGACACAAAAAGCTGGATTCATCAACAACACAAACACCGACACAATAAATGGACACACTGTGAAAGAAAGACAGAGTCTCAGTAAGGCTCTTAGACCAGAGGCAGATGAATAATGGATTATTTTTACGATGCGCAAGTAAGACGATATGTCACACAGTTTATGAGAATCTTTATAGGATTCAAATATAAAACTGGAGGCGATGTTCCCGAAGAGAGACACGTGCCTGTGTTGTACGGTGATATGACCAGACAGGTTGCCAGCATGATCAAAGACAACAGTGAAAACAAACTGTCAACGGTGCCTAGAATAGCCTGTTATATCAGTGGCCTTGAGTTGGATAATTCCAGACTCAGTGACTATAGTTTTGTCAGTAAACTATCTGTGAGAGAACGGCAGTATACTACTAATCCAGCAGGCGAAAGAGAATACGGTGGTGTACAGGGCGGTGGATACACAGTAGAAAGACTCATGCCTACTCCATTCAAACTGTCTATGAAAGCAGAAATTTGGACCAGTAACACAGATCAAAAACTTCAATTGTTAGAACAGATTTTGGTTTTGTTTAATCCCAGTCTTGAAATTCAAACCACAGACAACTATGTTGACTGGACCAGCATCAGCGTTGTAGATCTCAGTAGCATCAATTTTAGTTCTAGAACCATTCCGCAAGGCACAGAAAGTGATATTGATATCTGTACTCTAGATTTTCAAACTCCTATATGGATTAGTCCGCCTGCCAAGGTTAAGAAAATGGGTATTATTAAAAACATTATCATGAATGTATTTGGGGAATCGGGTCAATTGTTGGGCCTAGAAGATCTCATTTTCAATGGTGACGGTGCAACTACCCAAGTACGAAACACAGTGGATCGATTTGGGGTATTGCTGATCTTGAACAAGGCCACAGGATTCTATGATCTCACTGTACTAAATGTCTACGAAGCAGTGATAGCTTTGGGATTAGATGAAACTCCTTACAAAGGCAATCAACAAAGACTAGATTGGTATAAGATACTAGAGCTTCACGGCGGGTATTCAGGCACCAGTAGAATACATTTTACACAGCCCAGCGGCTATGAAGTCACAGGCACATTTACCGTAAATGAAGTTGATCCTACATATCTAGTGATAGATCTTGACATGGACACAGTCCCTACTAATACATTATTACCTGTGACTGCTATCGTTGATCCTTACAAGTTTAGCCCTATTGAAAAATTTGGAAGTATTGCCGCAATTCCTGTAGGCACAAGATATCTAGTATTAGACGATGTCAATAACAGTGCCAATGTAGGACAGCACGTGGAAAATGCTGGCTGGAACAACTTTGATTCTGGGTCAACTGCCTACGACGGCCCAGATGCCTGGAAAGATCTCATAGGCAACGACACGGTGATTAAAGGTAATTCCATAATTCAATGGACTGGTACTGTATGGCAAGAAACATTTAATCCTGCTACAGTAACAACTATTCAATATTTTACTAACTTGACCACAGGCGTACAGTACAAATGGGATGGCGCACAATGGTTGAGATCTTTTGAAGGCGAATACGCTGCCGGATATTGGAGATTTGACCTAGACGCTTGATAAGTATCTAGATGCAACAACGTGCCGGTCTACTGTTTCTAAGCAAAAACACCAGGAGAATTCTTCTTATTTTAGAAGATGCCAAATGGACTGTGCCTACATTTGTGAGAAACAGTAGTCTATTAGAAGACGCCGAACCGTTGTTAAATAATTTCTCAGTGGGTAAAATTTTACCCATAGAATTGTATCTCAGTGAGGACCGTGGATTTGAATACGGCACATATATCTGTTTAGTTGATGATGAATTTCTCACAACATCATCTGCTACTATATGTTGGGCTGCGTTGAATTACTTGCCCAAACAATTGCATACCGGTTTAAAAAACACACTGAGTAATACCATAATTCGTACAAAAATTGAAACCATATTGGAGTTAGAAAATGTCAAGCATACTACAAAAATCTAATAGATTTATCAAAGACTGTGAAAGATATGAATCGGTGATAGCTACCATGCCGGAAGGTAATGTAAAAAATGAAACCGTGCAATTGTTACAAAAATTAACCTATAGTATTAAAAAACTTGATAATATGCATCTAGAAATGATATACTCTAGACAGTTGCCGACTATGGGCACCGAAATGAAACAAGAAATATCAGATCTGCGAAAAAAATTAGAAACTAGAATTAGAGACTGGGCACAGGCGCAGAAAAGCTAAACCTAGTTTTCTTTTTTTGCAATCTATATGAAATTCATCAAATATCATAAATGATCCGGCCTGTCATGACCCAACTCACACTTATACGTCTGGGTTTAGTTGATGCAATCGGTCTATGACTTAGATTAGAATCAAAAAATATACCCGTATTTTCTTTATGTAAAAATTTTTGATGATCGAACTCAGTTCCACCATCGCTATCATCTACATAATAAAGTAGGCTGTACGCACCTTGCAATTTATTGGAGTTGTCATTGTGCCAAGCTGTAACCTGCCCGGCGGTATAAAAATTTACCATACAGTGATTTAAAAAATCAATTTTAAACCATTCTTTATTTTGATCCAACCATCGATCCAAAACATAGGTTAATGATTCTACTCTGTTCCAATTATTAATATTTTGTTGTTTATTAAACGCACATTTACCAAATGCTGCTTTTTCTAAATCTATTTCACCAGTTGCATAACTTGGAAAATTCCAATCTAACATTGGATCTAGCACCTGCTGTTTGACTATAGAATGCAACCATTCGTCTGTGAATTTGTTATATTGCTTAATCATATCTGCCTTGGATTAATTATTTTTGCAATCTTTGTCGTTCTATCAACACATCTAAATTGTCTTTAGGCTCAAATTTCAATGTCGGAGCATCTAAATTTAGAAAACTAGTTTTATCTAATAGGCCTATTGTTCCGTCTATCCAGGTATTAAAAGATAAACTAATCCTATCTGTGTCAGCTATTGATCTCACTACAGAATGTTCTAGGTAGGACGGAAATATCAATAATGTTCCCAGTTTGATTTCAACTGTGTTACTATGAGTATTATATTGATTGTATTTGGTAGGGAACATCTTTAATGGGCCCCAAACACAATTTTTGTCTGTGTGAAATTCAATGGGTGCAGGATCCTCTGTAAAATATAAAACTCCGCTGACAATGCTGTTCACATGATGATGTTGGTAATGATATGCACCGGTTGTGGTGCGATTTAACCAACTGATAGTAGGAAACAACTGATTAGATATAGACATTACCTCTCGAGCATAAAGATTTAACTGTGTTTGCACAAAATCACATACTCTTGACATTTCAGGTAAATGTATAATATCAAATCTATCCGATCCTACACACCTGCCTGGTTCATCCTTGTATCGAGCATACAAGGATGATTGTTTTACAAATTCTAATTCTTTAGTTGTAAATCCCTGTATTTCTGTTACAAATAATGGGGTAGGGAATAACGGGATAACTTCGTGGGTCATTGATAAAGGCCTTAATTTAACTAGTGTTATCTAAATTTTAAATCAAAACCAATTATAGTTTTGATTGTGTGTGAATTATTAGGCAACGTGTAATGTAAAATATTACTCGGTACAACAATCATTAATCCTTCACTGGCTTCTATTTTTTTTATCTCTGTTTGATCGGTTATAGGGTCATTCGTAGGATTAATGAAATAAGTTGGACTGTGTAAAGTTTCATTGTACTCTAAATATATGATTCCAGAATATCCCACACCTGAATGATTATGAGGAATATGAAAATCGCCTTCTGCATAAGACACTGACCATACGTCACCTATATCTAATGAGTTTACTTTGATTTCGTTTGAAAAACGTGACAATTCATTTTTAAAAATTTCAACAAATTCAGACTGATAGTTATTGTTACCTCGATCGCTTGCAAACAATTGATCAGGCTTTCTTATCAATGATGCGGTATTGATTTCTTTCGAAATTTTTTCTTTCTTTGCTTCCCAATCATTGATATAATAACTATAAAATTTTGTTTCAAACAATGTACTTTGCACTAGTGATTCCCCTGGAAAAATGATTTGATCTTGGCATAATTTCTTACGAAAGTGTTGTTCATCAATATATAATTTATCGTAAGTGCTTCTTTGTTGATATCGGTCTTGATTTCTAATTCTAAAGACTCTTTGGGAACTGCAATTAATTGTGCAAGAGGAGTACCAGCTTTGATCACCGTTTCCTCGTTGAGATTATGCCAGAACACCGGAACATTGATATTATTGATTCCGTAGTCACTAGAATAAATCCCACTTAGCGCAGTGAATCGATTTTCATCTGCATAAAACACAGGGGTTTGTATCAACACATAATCATTTGGAATCTTACAACACCAGCCGGTTATAAACTTTATTACAGATCGACTGGAGTGCTGCGGCCAGTGTTGAAATGTTTTAAATAGACTGTCTTGATGTTCTTCGATTGCCGGACTGCCGTTAATTTTCTGCTGATCAATAGGAGTGCGCCATTGTATTTTATCGTGAGGTGAGCCTGCGTTGATATAGATGTCTTGCCATGCTCGCACCACATATCCTTGGCTCTGTAAAGAGTTGATTCCAGGACAATTGGAAATACTGTGTATGATATGGCCGAGATTATTTTTTTGATTTTTAAATTCTCTAGCTGCTTCCTGTTTCCAATTATGCACAATTTTATCAGCAGATAAAATAGGCATTGTCTTATCGATACCAGGTATAGTGGGATAGAATATAATCTTCTGTCTAGTCATGTATTTAATTATACAGCATTGGCACAGCTTTTACAAACAATCATTTACTCAAAAAAAACTTGTTTGCTTCTTAAGTTATCTGCAAATTACGGCACTAAACTATCACTGAAATCCCAGATATTTTGACAAATAATTTCCATGTTAATAGAAATTCGATAATCCAAAGAGAATGATTGGTGGGGTTGGTGGTTAAGATAAAAAGGAAAAATTATCAAATCGCCGACTTGAGGTCTTATATTATAAATTTCGTGAAAGTTATTATCATAAAAACTTAAAGAACCTTGACGTGTGTCTGTAGTTTCAGGTACATTTAAATAGTAAACTGCATTAATGACGCAGGTGTTTAGGTGGTTGTGAATGCCGCCTTTGTAAAAAAATTTATTTGTAACATATCCCCAGCAGCTAGCAAGATTTTTTTGATGTAATTCTAATGGTCCGAATTGCTGAACAGCAATATGAAAAAAATCTTTGTATAGAGCGTGAAACACTCCTGAAGAATCCTTAATTGGAAAGTTATTTCCAGTTCTATAGTCAGCCGTTTGGTGTGCTGCTAACACCTGGGTCTTCATCCGATCAATTGGATAGGATTTTAGACCTTGATGTAGAAATATTGGTAGATTTGAGTCTACTTGATTCATGTAACCAAACTATATCACTCGTCGTCGGGCGGAGCCGGATCGTAATATTTTAGTAGGTCTTCAAATGATTTTTTATGCGCTAATGATCTTCTTGATAATTCACCAAACCATTCTACTAAATGTGGCAACTTTTCTTCTAGAGCATCAGCTGCATATTTTGTATACATCTCGGCTGACTTTTGCATTTCAGAAACAATTGCAGTTTCTAATACTTGGGTAAGACTCATCGATGGCTTTCCAGTATCTGGATCACCTAATCCACCCATGATAGCTTCCTTCAAATGGCCTTGGGCGGACTTGTGTTTGTCTTCGGCAATTTGTTTAAAATAAGCTGTGGCATTTGCATCTTCATATTTTTCAGCTACGGTAGCAAAATAGTGATATCTATCATTAGATCGTGCCTCAGCAGCAAACGCTAATTTAATATTGGCTGCAGTTTTGCTATCTAGGGGTATCGGAATTGCCAGTGGCGTAGTCGGGTCAATAGGGACTGCAGGACCTGAGTTGGATGTTGCTGATTCTGTATTCATGTAATTTTTCTCCGAAATAGTTGAAATTATTTAGTATATTTATTGTTCTGCATCGCTGATTACTAGGGTGTCATTATTGAAATTTCCTTTAATAAAAGTATTAAAAGAAATACTCAGTCGTTCATTGTTTGTGGTATTTACGGGCACACTGTGATAGAGACTAGAAGGAAAAAGTATTAACATTGCATCTTCAACAGGAATCGACCATTCGATACTGTTAAATGGAGTACGTTCATTACAATTAAACTCCATAAAAAACGGTGAAGTTAGTCTGTTGAAACAGATAGAATTTTCACTGTTTGCAACATTCACATAGTATACTCCTGAAATAACACTATTTCTGTGATTGTGCAAATCGTGCGGTTGTCCTTTTTTATTTTGATTTTTCCAAGAATTTGTCATATAAAATTGGCAGTCAGTTTTGATCACTTCTCTAGCATAATTGTGAACATGTTCCATGAATATGTTTTTCAAATCTAAGAATACCGTGTCATCAAGTAGAGAGGAGTTGACAGAGGTCTGATTGCCTTGTCTACTTATAGCAGTTATAGTATTGGTGTCAAACGCTGTACGTTCAGTCGTTGATAACTTTCTAAGATTAATTCTATAGATAGCTGCAGGAAAAATTGGAATAATTTGCGGAGTCATAATGTTATTATAACAAGTATTTAATACGGTATCTTTAGGCTAGTAAATAATCTGGCAGGATAATGTGGGATAAAACAGAAATTAAATACTGGAAAAGTTTTTAATCTGAATAGTTCCAATCATGCTACCATGAATACTACACTGATATCTGTAGCTACCACTAATGCTATCTGGAATCTTCCAATACAGTGTACCGGATGTTTGCCCTTGAGCAGACGAGCCTGTAGTAACTGTACCTCCTGTGGTTACGTGTACTAACCCAGTGTTGTAATTTGCACCTGCACCATCTTGTATCAAGAAAGGATGTCCCATCACATTGAGATTAAAAGCTATGGTGGTGCCATTTATGGCATATACTGTAGGATCGTCTGTGGTCCCGTATTGGTCAAATCTGTATGCTGTGGCACCGTTATTGGTCACATTAAGCCTTGTTATGGCCTGTAGATAAAATTGGTCAATAGTAAGATCTGCACGATCGCTTAGTCCAGTAAACGCTGTGGCGCCTGCACTGACTGTGCTAGCAATAGTCACTGTGTCTGTGCCAGCATTGGTAGTTATTGAAATACCAGTGCCAGCTGCTAGGGTCAATGTGTCTGTAGTCGAGTCTGCTTCAACATTTGACTGTCCAGCTACTGCCACAATGCTAAAAGTATTTTGACTCGACCCTGAACTAGTTATAGTGATAGAATCTGTGCCAGCATCTGTTGTAAGTGTTATACCTGTGCCTGCTACTAGTGTCAATGTATCTGTGGCAGAGTCTGCCACAACACTAGATTGTCCTGCAACGGCTATAGTAGCAAAACTATCAGATGCGGTGCCGCCACCGGAAACTGTAGCCCATGTATTGTCGCCTCTTAGATACGTAGTAGCATCTCTTGTACCTGATGAGCCTAATCTCAAAACCGGAACCGTGCCGCTGCCTAGATTTGTAGCATTCAATGCAGTAAGATTTACGCCACTAACAGCTGGCAGTGTGGCTGGAAAACGTGCGTCGGGCACTGTACCTGAAGTCAATTGATTGGCATTGAGTGCAGTTAGATTTGCACCTGAACTTGCAGGTAACGTGGCTGGAAAACGTGCATCAGGCACGGTGCCACTAGTCAATTGCGTGGCATTGAGTGCAGTTATTAAATGGCCATCACCACTGAAACTGGTAGCAGTGAGTAATCCAGCATCGCTAATAATAACTGAGCTGTTTTTAATATTTGTGCCACTAGTACCACTATATCTAACTACGGCATTATCGACATAGCCACCTAACACAGAATTTACGTTGCCCGAACCGCTGCCACTTGCGCCGGGTGGACCTTCTGGTCCTGCTGGTCCTTGCACGGTGGCTGTGGTTTGAACAGTGTTATCTGGGAATCTCAAAGTACCGCCTAGCACCAAATTGGGAGTTATGGTTATAGGATTGGCATTGGTAACGTTAAGAGTTGTGCCTACAATAGTGATATTGCCAGTAGAAGCCACGGAAGTAAAAGTTATAGTATCTGTGGCTGCATTGGTTGTGATAGCAATACCGGATCCTGCTACCAATGTCAGTGTGTCTGTGGCAGTGTCTGCTATCACAGTTGGTTGTCCTGATACAACCAAGTTGGTAAAACTAGGTGAGGTTGAGAAATCAAATCCACTGCTGATCACATTCCAAGCAGTGCCGTTGTATCGCCACGATTTTTGATCAACAGTATAGACTTGATTGAGTGCTGGGCTATTAGGAAAATTTATAGGCATTTTTTAATCTCTGTAAAATATTTATCAACGACCCAATCTCAGTTTTAAACCACTGTTGATCCTAAGATTAGACAAGATTTTTCTTGATCCTGATTTAAATCTAGCGTCAATCTGCCCTTGGTAAATCACTCGAGCATCGCCTCCTTCGAGACTTTCGTAGTCCAACCAATTCGCAGTATTGACTGTGGTTGATTCCGTGCCAAAGTAAAAATCAGCAGCGTCCTGTGTTTCTAGCGATTGTAACCATGCTTTGACTTCCACCCAGGTCCAGTCTCTATTCCACTCTAACACGGTGGCTATAAACCCTGTGGCCACCGGACAGGCAGCACTAGTGCCGCTAAAGGCAGCGTCAGTGGTGTTTCCGGAATTGTAGCTAAGAGCAGCATAGGTATCGGGTCTTGGCCAGTTTGTGGCATAGCCTCTATTGGCTGCCAAGGTGCCATCTGCAGGGGCATACACATCTATGCTGTTTCCTCTATCGCTGTAAGA